GGCCGTGTTCGCGTCTGAATCCCTGGCCGCGATGGTATCGACGCCGAGGGTAGCCCCCGCCGTGTAGAGCCCGTTCGCGTCGATGGAGCCGCCGCTGTTGTTCACGGAGATCCAATACACCCATCCCGTCTGGGATCCACCATAGGGCGTGAACTGCTGGTCCTCCCCGTTCACGACGGTCGGGGTCAGCGGTAGCAAGACGACGGGGGTGATGTAGATGTTCTGGGACTGGACGACGAACTGGAGGTTCTTGTTCGTCGGCTCCAGGGTGGTGGTGTAGGAGCCTCCGACGGTCTTGCAGAACCCGGCGCCAGTCACGAGGCAGTTCGGGTCGATGGCCTGGACGGCGGTCGCCAGCGAGTTCACGTCCACCTTCTCCGCCACGCCCGGCACGAACTCCGCCGAGAGCCCGGCGATGATCGCGGAGAGGTCGGGCGCGTTGACGCCGTCGATGGACGTCGCCACGAACTTGATGTACAGGGTTTCCGAGGAAACGAGATCCCAAGAAACCGTGAACTCCGATCCATCGGCCTGGGTGATGACGTAGGTCTGTTCCCCCTTCATCCCGCACCCCATCGAACGGTTCGAGTAGATGGCGGCGGCGATGTCGGCGTCGGCCCCGTTCCCGGCGACAATGGGCCAGATCGTGTGTCCGGGGCACCCGTAGGCGTCCTCGACGTCGGTGTAGTTCTCGTGGAGGTAGACGGAGGTGACGCCGGTCACGTTCGCCAGGGCGCTGTAGAGGGCGTTGTAGAACCCCCCGGACTTGGAGTGGACGGACTTCTGGCGCCGGATCTTCAGGGCCGCGTCCGTTTCCTCGTCGATGCCGAGCGTGGTGTAGGTCGTGGGGTTGTTCACGGAGGTCACGCCGAGGACGATGGTGACGGGGACGGTGATGGTGTTCGGCACCGTCAACGTCATGCCTGGGTTCGCGGCCTGGAAGGCGTACTGGTACGTCCCGGCTCCCCCCGGATACTGGGTCGCCACGAGCTCCCATTCGTTCCCGGACGTGTCGGCTACGGTGAAAACTGGCTGGGCGGTCTGATCGAGTCCGTAGAGGGTGAGGGCCTGGGAGGTGACGATGGTGAGGTTCGTGGTGGTGTAGGTTCCGGCCTGCCGCTGGATGCCGTTGATCGCCACGCGCTGATCCAGGACGACGCCGATGGCGGTGTCGGGGTCGAAGCCGTTGTAGACGTTCGTTATCAAGTCCTGAATGTCGATGACGACCTGGACGAACAGATTCATCATCTGCCCGTCAGGGGAGGAGCTGGTGAGGTCGATGTCCGAGCCATAGATGGCCTCGTACTGGGCCGTGAGCCAGTCGATGATCTCCTGGCGGGTGGCCGTCAAGAGCCCGTTTTCATCGAGTAGGTTGTAGAGTGGCGTCGCCATTTCTTCCTCCTATGGCTGAACCGACAGGGTGAATTCAAAAGAGCTTCCCATCACCGAGTAGACGGTTTGGGCCTGATACGCGATCGAAAGCGCCCTCGTGGACCTGTTGAGGGACAGCGAAAGCTGGTAGATCCCGGTGACGCCTTCGGTCCCCAAGATGGTCGATGAAATGGCAACCTGTAGCGCCGTCATGTCCTTGCCGCCGAGAAGGTTGAACCAGTCCAGGCCGGCTTCGAGGTCGAAGAAGCAATCCCCGAAAAACGAGTAGAGCCTGCACCGGACGGCCTGGGCGACGGCGTTCTTTTCCGCGAGGTAGGCGTTTTTCCCCACCCCGAAGATCCAGTCACCGTTGCTGTCAAGGGCCCTGACGATCATTCGAGCAGCTCCGCGATTTTATTCGCCGTGGCGGCCAGAGCCGACCCGGCGGCGTTGATCTGTGCGACGTTTATGGGCGTTGAGCTTGCCATCCCGCCACCGGAGCATATCACAGTCAGGCCGGCCGTGGCTCCGACGAGGTCGTTGACGCCTGCCACCAGCTCCTGCAGGAGGGCGTTCAGGGTGTGGCTGGCGTTGTAGATCTTCACCAGTGACGGCCCGACCGCCACGGCGGCGGCGCCGTTTCGGAGGCTGGCCCGGGTGGAATCGAACCCCGAAAGCACGTTCGCCAGGGACCGGATCCCGACGACGATGATGCCGTCGCTGAAGCTGTGGGCCCGTGGTGTCGGAGGCTGGCCGGCGTTCGACCCAGAAAACCAGTCATCGAAGTCACGGTCATTGAAAAGGATGAGGCATTCGTCGCCGGCGGCCACTGGGAACGTCAGCGCCGAAGCACCGCCTCCGAGGAAGACGACGGGGCAATCGACGAGAATCGGGTAGTCCACCAATACCTGCTGATACACCCCGGTATCAGCGTTCGGCTGCACCACCGTCTGCTTGTAATTGATGGTCGCTTTCGCGGTCTGGTTCGTGGCATCGAACTCCCTGACGGTGCCGACGTGGTGGCAATTCATCGACGTGAAGATCCCGGCCCGGTGAAGCGCCAGCACGTCAGCCTGGGTCGGATCCGCGGCGAAAGTGTTGAAAGGCTGTTGGAAGGGAGGCATCACGCAGCCTCCCCGGGGATGACGGCGAACTCGATGCCGGCGTAGGGAGCCATCAGCCCGACCGTGGTGACGGCCTCCCCGCAGGTGGCCTCCGATATCAGGCCGCGATGGTGGAGGGAGATGACCTTGTAGTCGCCGTTGAGGTATTTCTCGGTGACGCTCTTGAGCGAAACCTTCTGCCCGATCTGGAGCTTCGGTTCGAAGATCATGTCGAATCTCATGTTGGTTTCGTCGCGTTCCGGCGTATTCAGGAGCCCCACCGAGGGGTCGATGACGACGATGCCGTTCGGCTCCAGGCACTCGTTGTCGGCCAGGACGTAGGCTTTGCCGTTGTCGATGAAGAAGCCGTTGCCGGTGAGTTCGGCCAGAATCTCGGTGGATGCCCCCTTGTAGGAGTTCCCCCTCGGGATGGCCCCGGTCACGGCGTTTCCGACGGCGCCGATGCTGACGTTCGGGAGCGTGGCGACGACGGCCTTGATGATGTCCTTCCGCTCCGTGCCGGCCGGGAACGAGAGGTTCGTCATCGCCGTGATGAAAGCGAAGCCGCCGTCGAAGGCGTCGATGCTGGTGATGAAGTTCGTGCCCTCCCGCACGGAGAAGCCCTGCGTGATATTGCCGGAGAAGATGAGTGAGAGGTTTTCGCCGTACCCGGCCCGGAAATAGACGAACCGGTTGTTCCCGAAATCAGTGACGTTTTTCTGGAGGAGGCGGCGGTGGTTTTCGGAGAGGTTGTAGACCCTGAAGTTGAAGGTATTGGCGCTGGTCAGGACGTTGCGAATGATGTCGAACGAGACCGTGAACGGAGGCTTGAGCGTCAGGAAGTTCCTGTCGTTGCCCTGGATCGAGAGCTCATAGGATCGAAGGAACTTCTTCATCATTCCTCCTGCAAAACCGCATCATACTCCAGGACCTCATCGGCGGTGAGGACGTAGAGTGAGGCGGCATCCGACGAGAAGTCATTGGCCTGGGTGGGCTCGCGGTTGCCCTTGGTGAAACAGGCGATGCCGAAGCCGATCCCGTTCTTCCATTGATGCAGGAGGTTCGGGCTGTTGGTGACGCGGAGGCCGCGGAGGAGGAACGTGTTCCACGATATCTCGTCAAAGAACCACCCGTACTGGTTCGGCCTGTAGTAGAGCCGGATCGACACCCGGGATCCGTCGGGGAGCACGACGGTCTGCTTCTGCAACGGATCCGATGTCAGGTTCTCGATTTTCAGCATCTCATTCCCCCGTGACGCCGACGATGGAGTCGGCAAGGCTGGTTTCAGAAGTGGACGGGTTCACCGTCCCGAGCTCGACCGCCGCCGAGGACTGGGCGACGGCCCTCTCCGCGAACTGCTTTTCGCTCTCGACCGCGAGGTTGGCGAAGCGGAGCATTTTGAAGGTGACGAAGAAGTCGGTGATCATCCGCGTCTGTTCGTCCTGGGAAGCCCGGATGGATTCGATTGCCATGTTCTCGAAGACGGCCCACGGCGTCTGGACCCTGAAAAGAGTCCGGGCCCTCCAGTAGCCGTAGAACTGCTGGAACATGATCTGCTGCTTGGTCTGGTTGTTCGCTACCACCCCCGTTTCTGCGTCAAACGTCGATCCTAGCCCCGTTGAGCCTATGACATTGGTGCCCTGGCCCCCCGTGATGGATCCCCACGCGGAAACGGCTGAATTCGACAAAGACAGGCCGGTCTGATACGCGGAGTAGGCGGCGTTGTAGGCGTTCTGGGCCGTAACGGACAGCTCCGGGGCGAAGTCGGAGATGACGGTGAGGCGGCTGATTGACTGGGCGATGGCGAGGATCCCGGCCGGCGCGACGTTGTTCAGTTCCCCGATGAAGCCGTGGACGGTGATCTTCTCCGGCTTCAACGAGATCTGGTCCTGGATGGCGGTGTTGTCCTCGATGTAGTGGTCGGTGATGTCACTGGAGAGCTCGACGCTTTGCTCGCCCTCGTAGTGGAACATGAGCGCCGGCGGCTGCTGTGACCAGGCCGAGTTCACGGGCTGGTAGCCCTGATTCATCTGGGGCGTGACGAGGGCGATGCCGGCGAGGCCGTTGCTGACCTGCTGGGCCGTGTTTTGAAGCGACATCAGCGACCTCCCTTGATGGCAGGCTGCTGGGAGTGCGCGTCACGGACAGCCTTCTTGTGGACGTCGGCCACCTTGCCGGGATCCGTCCCGGGATCCGCGAACTGGAGTGTCTGGTTCACCGTCACCGGAGCCGGAGTATTCGCTGGCTGATTCAGGCTCGGGGGGACGCCGGCGGTCATGACGACGAGGAACTTCGCGTAGTTTTCGAGAGCCTTCTTGCTGAACTTCTTGTCGCCGGCCATGGAGTCGATGGAGGCGGCGGTGATGTCAACGGTGGATGCTATGGACTTCCACATTCCGGTTTTGTCAGAGAACTTGGTCAGGGCCTCGATGAGCCGGATCGAGGAGTCCACGAGCTTGGTCATGTCACGGACGAGCTGCTGGCCGTGGGCGGCGTTGAAGCGCATGAAGGCGTTCTGGATATGCTGGCCGAGCTCGATCCAGGCCGCGTTGGCCCGGTCCACGCTCTTGAACATGGAGTCTGATATCACTGGCGCCCTGGACATCACTTCGGGCCGGAAGGCGTTCCGCGACAAGGCCGCGGCCATGGTGTCGGAGAGGCCCATGCCCTTCAGAACCATCGTCCTGACGGCGGCGTTTTTCTCGATATTCGCGTACTGCTGAAGCCTCTGCATCAGCATCGCCGGGTTGTCTTTGTAGAGGAAGGCTTCGGTGGGGTCGATCTTGACCTTGTTATTCCTCAGCGTCGTCATCATCATCGCCAGCGTTTTTGGAGCGCCCCCGTTAGCCATCATATTCATCATCGCGGTCTGGAGGGTATTGAAGGTTTGGGCCATTTCCTCATTGGACCCGCCGACCTGGCGGAGCGCGTATTGATATTGCTGGAGCTGCTTGGTCGATACCCCGGTGAGGGCGTTGAAATTGAGGAAGCCGGTCCCGATTCGCCCTGTCTCCGATACCAGCTTCCCGATCATGTAGAAGGTTGCGACGATAGCGGCTTTTGCTTCCAGCGACATACTCTTGAGACCCGTCATCCCCTTCGATGTGGCCTGGAGGGCGCCCACGGTCTTTTCGGATCCGTTGACGCCGAGGTTGACGAACATCTCTCCGACTTTAAGACCCACGGTTCATCTCCAGGTATTTCCTCTGGTATTCGGAGAGGAAGCCCTCGTAGGCCAGGGCCTGCAAGACCGTCCGGGCGTCCAGCTCCGATGCTTCAGCTACCGACCGGGCGTATCCCGCCTTGACGAGGCGGAAATAGATCAGGAGCTCGTCGTCTCTTGCTTCGGTTTCAGGGAATTGCTCGTCGCCTCCGGTAGCAGGTTCAAGAACTCGGACCAGAGGCTTTTCGCAAAAGGGTCGATGTTTACCCTGGCGACTTCCATGCAGACCGTGACGTAGTCCCCTCGGGCCCGTTCCGGCTCGAACGTGGAGGCGTCGATCTTGAGGTCGCCCTTCCCATCGAGGTTGTAGGTGCATCGGACCATGCAGGCCCAGAGCCACTTCTCCACTTCCTTCGAGGAGAAGCTGGAGGTCAGCAGGTTTTTGTAGAGGTCCATGACGAGCTTGTCGGAAATGATCTCGACGGCTCGGATCTCCTTCAGCACGGCCTGGAATAGGCCCCTCGCCTGCTCGAACGGGGCCGGCATGATCTTCAGCACCGCCCCGCTTGGCATCATCTTCTCAACCGGATCCATGCTTACCTCCCTGGAGTTTTGCTTCAGGTGATGACGCGGGGAGCGTTGGAGAACTTCACGGTGTAGATCGAAACCGATTGCTCGGTCTCGCCCTCCACGTTCATCTTGCCCTCGATCTGCTTGGTGAAGATGCCGCCGGACAAGATGTAGGTGTCGGAGGTGATGTTCCCGGCGCCGTCACCCAGCTTCTTCACGAACTGGCCGGTGAGGAGGACGAAGCCGGCGAAGTTCCCCTGCTGTCCCGTCATCAGCCCCTGAAGGAACTTGTCGTCGTCGGATCCCCGCAAGACCCGGACCTTCGCCTCCGCCTGCCGGCCGGTCTCGTTGAGCGCGTAGATGGCGTTCCCGTTCTTCCCCGTCTTCACCTGGGCGATGTCGTTGGGGAAGGTGAGCTCGACGCAATTCCCGTCGGCCACGTCGGCAAGGATGCGGCTGTTGATGATTATGGTGTCGTTGCCTGAAAGCGTTGCAGTTCCCATGTCCTACTCCTTATCCGCCCTTTCAGGCGTTGATGGTCTCCAGATATTCAATTGCTTTCCGAAGGATCAAAACATCCTCCATTAGATGCCCGATTCCAACGTTGCAATCCCGGCAAAGTAATTTCCTGATCTTTCCCGTCGCGTGGTTGTGGTCAACGTACAAACCATTATGACATTTGTCGGCATCTTTTCCACAAATGGCGCAGGAGTTGTTTTGTTCGATGAGCATCCGGTTGTATTGCTCAATGGTTATCCCGTACTTTTTTTTGAGCATCCAATTCCGGAAATACTTGTATCTCTTTACACCTGCGCCGTTTTTTAGATTTCTCCTATTCCTTTTTTCTTTCATCTTTGGGTCGGATGAATACTCAGCCCAACAGTGTTTGCACCAGGATTTAACCCCATCTTTTGACTTTTTGTCCGGGTAAAAATCCACGATGGATTTCTCGAATCCGCATCTTGTGCAGACTTTTGAAACCTTAAGCATTTATATTCACCACGACGTTCGAGCTGTGGATGGCGCCTGCCTCTTTGAGCGCGATCTGCACCAGCGGAGCCTGACGGGCCTCCCTCGCCACCTGCGTCTGCTGGCCCACCGGCAGGGAGTAGATGTAGTACCCGGCCTGGGTGATGTTCGCCAGCAGGTCGGCCTGGTTCCCGAAGGTGTTCGGGCTCGTCCAGGTCCCGGGCGCCGAATAGTTATTCAGCACCGCCTGTTCACAGATCGAGCGATACGCGCCCTTGAGCCCGTCCATCCCGCTTTCGGTCTGCGGGATCTTCGACGTGGACTGGACGAGGTAATTGAAGCCGGCCACCTGCAGAGCCCCGGCGAACCAGAGGAGGTTGTAGACCTGGTCGAAGAAGTAGTTCTCCCCCGAGCAGAACACCGCCGACACGCCCTGGAGGCTGACGTAGCAATCGACGCCGGCCGTCTGCGCCAGTGCCAGGATGGTCTGCGTGATACCGGGATCGGCGTCGATGGTCGCCAGCGTCTTCAGGTGCATGGTGGCCGTCGTGCGGGATCCGGTGAAGTCCACGGACAGGGCCCGGCCGGCGTAGGCCGCGGCCATGAGGATGGCGTTGAGACCGGAGCTCGACGTGTCGATGTACAGGAGCCCCCGGCTGTGGGTGTAGGAGCCGGAACGGAGCTTGTCCAGGGATCCGGCGGGAGCGACGTCGGCGGCGGCGTAGGACACGAAGAACGCGACCTTGTTGAGGGCCTGAACCACGGCGGCCGCCAGCAACATCTTCGCCTCGGTGAGCGTGGCAAGGTGCTGGTCGACGAGGATCCCGAAATACTGCACCAAGTCCTTCGTCCGCGTGATGGCGGCGTCCAAGTCCTCTCCGGCCTGGGCGGCCACCCCCGGTGTCAAGACGGTGTCGGTCATGAACACGTTGTAGCCATCGGTGTCCTGGAGGCTGTTCTCGACGGCGGTGAGGGTTTCAGCGGGGCCGTCGACGCCCGTGTAGGTCACGACGAATCCGTCGGTGAAGTTCCCGGTCGCGGTGACGGTGGCGAGACCCGTGAGGGCCTGGAGCGCATCCTGGACGGCGGCGGCATCGGACTCGAACGTCAGCTCCGTCGTGTCCTCGCCATCGTACTGGAGCTTGAACGATCCCGCCGTGGGGACAGTCGAGAACTCGATGGCCTGCACTTCCACGACGCCGGCGATGGTCTCCAGAACCGGGATGACCACGAGGGCCCCGCCACCGGCGAGAATGTTCGGCTGCTGGGAGAAGATGGCGAGGGCCATCTTGTAGGTCACGGAGGAGGATCCGAAGTCAGTGGCGACCTCGGTGGGCTCCAGGTAGAGCTTGTATCCAAGGGCCCCGAAACCCTCGCCGGGTGTGTCATGCGAGAAAAGAGCCAGGTTCGAGGTGTTGTAGGCGTTGACGCCCGTGTTCGCCTGGGAAACCGAGATATTGACGACGTTCGTGAGTTGCAGGTCCATGACTGATTCTCCTTGGTTTACTTATTCACGACCACCGCGACGGTCTGGAAGGTGTCGAAGTAGTCGTCTGCCTTGATCTTCGACGCCGTGTACTGCACGTTCACCGAAATGTGGTATCGGTAGGGGATGGCGGCGCCGTCTATCCCCGATAAATCCGTGAACTGGGCCCCCGGAGGGATCCTGCCGATGTGGAAGCCGTTGCTCTCCTGCTGGGCCTGCGAGTACCGGCTCATCAGCGTCATCAGCACTTCTTCCTTACGAAACAGAGCCGCGTTGTCGCGGGATATCACGTTCAGGTCCATCGTCGCCATCAGCGTCAGGTACTGCTCCGTCGAGGCCCACGACGTCGTCTGGGGCTTCGCGTTGTTCCCGATGGCCTTCACCCTCGGGACGGAGATCACGACGTAGATGCCATCGCTGGTCGGCTGGAAGATCTTCTGGTTCCAGAGGAAAACCCTGCCGTTTGCCAGAGCCAGCTCTGTCTGGATGATATCACAGACGAGCGATAGCGGGTCAGCAACGAGGATGGTCGCTGTAGCCGTGGCCGGCGTCGGCGCCGCCGAATCCGTGGCGGTGACTGTGTCGTAAAACTTTGCCGGTAGAAGTGACGCGGTCGCGGGAGCGGTGTAGAGCCCCGTGGTGGCGTTGATGGTCCCCCCGGCCCCGCCGGCCGTTACGGCGTAGGAAACGGACCCAGTGCCGCCCTTCCCGAGGAAGTAGGCGATTCTGTTGGGAGCCAGCGCGGTCTTGGTCTGGGCGAGGGTGAGGGCCATGTCAGGTCCAGTCCTGGACGAGCTCGTATTCGATGTAGCCGTAGATCGTGTAGTCCTTCTGCGACATCACCCGGGTCTTGACGCCGTTCCAGGTCACGATGCTGTCCACTTCCAGCTTCAACGTGGGCTCGGAGTGCATGAGCAGCCACGTCCAGGCCCTCTGCCCCTCCGGCTTCAGCTCCAGCCGCCGGCCCTGGAGGGGCTGGATGACGCCCCTGAAGGTCACTGCCGTCGGGGTCTCAACGGCCTGAAAGCCGACCGTGGTTTTGACCAAGGTGGTGAAGGTCATCGGCTGAAACCAGTCCATCAAGGCCACGCCCACGTCCGGCAGCGAGCCCGAGCGCTGGTTCAGGGGGGTGTCGGCTCCATTCCGTATCGTTCCCATCACGGTTCCTTGACTTCGCTGATGATGCTCTCGCGGAGCTGCTGGGTGTCTTGAAGGATCTTCCCGGTGTTGTTCTCGTAGTCAGGATCCGACCACTCCGGCCAGCCCGGGCCCTCAAGATCGAAGGCTTCACGCACCACGCCTTCCGCCAGGACCGCCACCTTCTTCAGCCAGGCCATGACGGAACCGGATCGGAGAACCTCTTTCAGCTCCTCCTCCGAGAACGCCCCCTCTGACTCCATCGCCTTCTGGAGGTTGTCGGCCAGGGGGATCCTGAGGAATGACCGCTGGGGTAGCCCCCGCCCCGGATCCCCGTATTCGTGGGCGGCTCCGATGTCGGCGTTGCCGACCTCCCCTTCTTTCCTGGCGTCTTTGGGACCGAGGATCCCCACCCTGGCGTTCGGTGGCTTCGCCTTCAGCGCCTTCAACAGCTTGTCGAGACCGGCGACGTTGACGGTGTCGGGCTCGAATGACTCGCTCACGGGTTCGTGACCTCGGCCACGGTGATGCTCTGCCCGACCACGCGGGGAAGCAGGAGCATGACGTACTGGGCGCCGTAGTTCGTTTTCATCAGCATCGACAGGTAGGGGTTGTTCCGCACCCGCTCCGGCACTTCCTGGGAGACTGAAACGGACCCCACGCCTTTCGACGTGGTGAGGAAGCTGTACTGGCCCGAAAGCCCCTGGCTGCTGGCGAGGAGGTTGGTGACGAGGAAGTGTGCCGACAGCAGAAGGTACGCGATCGAGTATTCGGACTGGTTATCCCAGAGAGCCTGGTTGATGTTGATGTTCGAGAGCGCGTAGGCGTTGGCGATATCGGTGTCGGTGACGGTGGTGGCGGTGTCGGTCCCGTAAGGAAAATCACGAACGAAACGCGCCTTGAAGTCCGCGACCGACGGGTCCGTGTAAGCCATCATCCCCTCCAAGAAAAACGCCCGAGGAAGCCGAAGCCTCCCCGGGCGCTGTTACGTCCCTCCCCGGATCGCCCGAGGATTAGTAGGTGAAGTACATCATCTCCAGCGGCCGGTAGGCCAGGACTCCGGTGAACTGCCCGTAGCCCACGTTCTGGAAATTGAAGTTGTCGAGGCTGTTGGCGAGGGTGTTGGTGTAGTCGACGGGGATGTCCATGCGGATGCTCTCCTCCTCGTAGTTCAGGAGGATATAGACCTGTTTCCCCGACAACGCCGTGACATCGGAGTGGTAGGTCGCGTCCGCGTAGGCCAGGGGCAGGATCTTGAAGCTCTTGTTCCGGGTGATGGTCTGGAACGTCTCCTCCAAGAGCTGGAGGGTTGACTTCACCGGGAAGTCGGGGCTCGCCTGCGAGGCCAGTCCGTTGTAATCGGACTCAGGGATGATGAAGTGCGTCGGCCACGCCGTCCTGGCGCAGTTCGCACGGTAGGAGTCGATGAGCGTCGCCGTGAACGCCTTGAGCTGGGCCGTGGTCATCTCCGAAATCTTCTTCGTGATGATGGCCGAGTTCGTGGTGACGCCGGCCTGGTTCAACAGACCAAGACAGGAGCCGCCGCTCGCGTTCATGCCACGGGCGCCGAGGAACGCGACGCGCTGGATCCCGAGGTCCCAGTTACGCTTCCGCGCCTTCTCCTTGGACGACACGATGTCCCAGTTGCCGGACTTCGCGGCCATCTCCAGGTCGAAGATCGACCAGTTGATGCCCTTGGCCCAGTTGAAGACCTTGATGTTGAGGCTGTCGACGCCGACGTCGGCGGAAGCCATCCGGGCGTTGCTGGCGCCGATGTTCATGACGCCGTGCTCGAACTCATCCGCAACGTCGAAGGACCGGTAGGTCGTCAGGTTCGAAGACCATGCGCCTTCCCCGACCCGAACCGGCAGGTAGTCCGCCGGCGCGATCTCGAAGAACTTCTGCTCCGAGATTTTCTTCATGATGGTCGTCAGGGTCGTGATCGAAATCTCGTACCCCAGCGAGTTCTGGAACTTCTCGTTGAGCTGGCGCTGGAGGTAGTCGGCCAGGTACTGCTCCTGGGTGGTGAGCCGGATAGGTTCCCCCCGGGAGTTCCTCACAATCTGCTTGGGAAGCGTGATCATCTGATTCTCCTTGACTCGATTTACTGCCGGAGGGCCCCGGGATACCCCGGGGCCTCTCCTTACGGCCTCTCTACCTCACGGCTTTCAGCTCAGGCGTCCTTCAGGAACGACGGGACGTTGACCTTGACCCGGCAGGGGACGCCGGCCACGGGCTTGTCCCAGAAGTAGCCGACGATGTCCTCGCCGCCGCTTCCGCTCGCCACCGCCACGCCTCCGACGGTGCTGATGTCTGACACCGCTCGGGCCCCACGGGCCCCGTTCGCGGTCGGCATCAGGAACAGGACGTTGCCGTCCTGGGAGATCTCGACCCTGTCCCCAGCCACGAACGTGGCGTGGAGGTGGTCGAAGTTGATGAACCCGAAGACCTCATCGGAATCAGCGGAACAGGCCACGACCTTCGGGATCCCGTTCGCGGAGTCGTAGATCTTCACCGCCTGGCCGGGATACAGCGTCCCGGACTCGGTGAGGTCGATCTGGGCCTCGGCGGTGTTGTAATTGAACTGCTGATCCACCTGGCCGACAATCGGGATCTGCGCGAACTGGTTCTGCGCCAGGACCGTCGCCGTGGTCTGGAGCGTGAGCTGGTTCGAGGTGTCGGTGGCCGGGGATTCCGCGCTGTCGGTGACGACGTTCTTGTAGTAGTAGGTGGTGTTGGGGATCAGCCCGGAATCGGACAGTGTCTGCGCCGTGGCACCGGCGATGATGTTTCCGACGCCGGGGGTGAAGCCGGTGGTGGTGGAACGATACCACTGGTAGGTATACGGGGCGGTTCCGCTCGAGGCTGCCGCCACCGTGACGACCGCCGTGGTGTCCGTTTTGGAGACTTCTGTTGCCGCGCCTGCCGTGAGACTCATGTGCGTCCTCCTGATTTTTGGTCCTGCATCACTGCCACTTCAAAACAACGGACTTCCGCCTTGGGTTACGAGCCGTATCTGCTGCGGCCCCTCTGCACCTGATCTTCCAGGGTCTCCACGGTCCTCGCTTCGGAGACGGCGCCACGATCGGCGGCGTTGCGAAGACGTGTGGCTTTCTCCTTCGCCAGCTTCGCCGCTTCCTCGGCGGCGTTCTGGACTCCGGCCTTCTTCGCCGCGATCTCCTCGCCCTCGTGGGCGGCGAGATCCTCCAGCGCCTTCTTGGCCTTGGCGTCTTCCTCGGGCCCGGTGGCGGACTGGATCTGTTCGTCCTCGGGAGCCAGGGGAGCGGGGGGGACATCGGCGCCGGGATCCGCGTTCGGATCGACCGGCGGCACTTCCTCCTCGACGGGAGGCGGGGGGTTCTTGAGGGTCTCCAGCTCGGAGCAGAGGTTCTTGTGGCGCTCCAGGAGCTCGGCCACGTTCATCACGGAGCCGTCGTGGAGGGTGACGACGTGGGAGGGGTCGGCCTGGACGGGCTTGCCCTGCACCTTCGCCAGCTCGAGTTCGTCGGCGGCGTTGATGAGGTTGACGATGGGGACTTCGACCTTGGACTTCGGAAGCTCGACGCTCATGGATGCGAGGTCGTCGGCATTCTTGACGCTTTCACGCCGGAACCATTTCATACGTCCTCCTTGGGGTTTGCTGCCTTCGTTCTTCAACGTCGCAAGCTCCGCGGCCTTGCCCTCGTTGTACTGCTTGAACTCATCCGGGGTGAGGACGATGGACTCAGAGTACCGAGGGTTCTCGACGATCGCCAGGTGATCGTACTCGCCTTCCTGGATCTCGTTCTGGAACTCTACCCCGTGCCAGAGCCCACCCCCGGTCATCTGCTTCGGCTGATAGCTGTTGGAGAGCTTCCAGCCTTTCCTGATCGCATCCTGCGCGGCGTCGGAGACCGCGATGAACCTGACCCAGTGCTTGCCGTCGGCGGGGTTGTAGAAGCTGTCGAAGACGTAGCCGTCGGCTTCATTCTGGATATTGTCGAGGTCCACTTCGTTGACGTGTCGGACGTAGACCGGCTTCCCGGTGTAGGTGGCGTCCATCTTTTTCGCCGTGTCTTCGTTGATGAAGACCCGGAACACGGTGCCGTCGGCCTTGGTGTACTCCGCCACTCCGGGCGCAAAGTGCAGGCCGTAGAAGATCTTCGGCAGGTTCCTGGCGTTGCTGAATCTCACTTCTTGAACCTCACCACGGGGATCGCCTGGCAGCGACAGTTAAAATCCTGTCCAGGGTTATTCCGTCTTTCCGGTTCTCCCGGCTCCGTCGTCACCGGCGGCTCGTCCCACTTCTGGATCGTCCCGCTCAATGCATGGTGCCGGGGTCGTACTGGGTGGAGCGCGGTCCCACCCGAATCTCGCCACCGGTACTCCGTGACTCCCGCCTCGGTGTATCGGCTCTCCTGGTACTTCGTCGTCAGCAGCCTCGTCTCCTGCCGGGCCAGGAACTTCGCTTTCGCGGCGGTGACGCCGTAACTGTCTTGGACGGTTTTGACGAGAGCCCCGTATCGGTTGCCCTCGAAGGCCGTCTCCTTCACCTTGGCCCGGAGACTCTTGATCTCGTCCTCAGCAAAGTCCTTGATGAAGATGCTGAGGTTTTCTTCCCACTCCGCCGTGATCTTCGCTGCCTCGTCGTCGGTGAGCTCCGGTTTGAAGCCGAGCCCGCCAACGTTGTCGATAAATTGTTTATGCACCTGAAACAGCGCTTCGTCAAGAGACTTCGACAGATTCATCGACTTCGCAAGTTCTTCCGGTACAAGGTTCCGAAGATGGGCGTCGATTTCGGCAATTCTTTCGGGAAAACGCCCGGACGTACTCCGCACCGCTGCCGCGAGATCCTGGGGCATCTTGTCCATGGCGAGCGTGAAAGTGGACCGCCTGGAGTTCCACGTCGCGCCGGCCTTCTTCAGTGTGCGCGTGATCTCGGCGTTGAACGCGCCGGAGAACTCGCCGTCGTAGTAGGTGACGGATCCGGCGGACAGCGCCTTCCATAGCGCGTTGAAGCCGCTGCCGGCCGGACTGTTCTGGAGTTTTGTTTGCGGGACCTGGATCAGCTTGAGGATGGGGACGTAGAGCTCTCGCTTCAGCGTGTCACGGATGACGTCCTCGATCTTCTCGATCGCTTTCCGTGGCTCCCTGATGGGCTTGAGCTCGGTGACGTCATCGTTTCGCACGAGCCACCTTCGGGACTGGGAGGGGCTTCGGCACCACCTTCTTCTTCACCGGGGCCGGCGGGGG